TTAACGACAGCACAATATCTAGTACTTCTGTAGGCACAAATACAAATTTAAATACAAACACCAGTACGTCTAACAACACTAACAGTAACAGTTCAAACAATGTAAATACCAACACCAACGACAGCACAAGTAATTCCACTGTAAACTCAAGTAATCAAAACTCAAACACTAACGTTAACACTAACAATTCTAACAATAATAACACTAGTGTATCTCGTAATGATTCTACACAGAAAGTTACACAAAGGATAAAATCAGCACCTCCCAGTGCTATAGCCCCTTCAATCATGTCCTACTCTCAAGACTTATGTACCACAGGTGCTTCCTCAGCAGTGCAAACTCAGTTTTTTGGAATATCTACAGGTAGAAGTGTACGAGATGAGAACTGCGAAACCTTAAAACTCAGCAAAGGTCTTTACGATATGGGAATGAAAGTAGCAGCAGTTGCTTTGTTATGTGGCGAAAGCACAGGTAAGGTGCACAGAGCTATGAAAATGGCAGGCACTCCTTGTCCTTACAATGGTTTGATAGGTGCAGAAGCACAGGTAGCTTGGAATGAAAACCAAGAAGACAGACCAGACTGGGATCAAATAAAGAAAGAGCAAGCCTCTCAAGAATTTAAAGCCTACACCAAACCTAAGTTCTGTAAAAAATACCCTACGCATAAGATATGTACAAACTCTTAACTTTAATCTTCCTGCTTGGCAGTACCGCATATGCTAACGTACCTATATTTACTGTAGGTACTGACCCCCTTCTAAATATCCAAAACACTGGTACTGCCTTAAACCTTCGAGATGATCAGATGTCTGGGATGAAAGACTTGGGTTTTAGTTTTACTCATTATGGTAACGATTACACCCAAGCAAATATAGCCATGAACGGCTTTCTTACATTTAATCCTAACTTCTCTGTTAATAATTATAGAAACTACATGTCAGAAACTCTACCTGCAACAGGTTTTAATTTCTCAATCATGCCTCTCTGGACTGATTTAATTAACAACGGCACTAACAATCCCTACATACAAACTTTTGGAGAAACTTCTGCTACAGATCAATACTTTGTAGTGGGTTGGTATAACGCTCAAGAGTATGGCGTTTCTGGAAACTTAAATTCTTTTGAAGCTATCTTGTACGAGACAAGTAATGCTGTAGAGTTTAGGTATGATAAAATTGATGTATCTAATCACAACATAACTATAGGTTTACAAGGAAACAACGAAGCCGTAACCTATTTGCGGTATCAAGACACTAACTCTACAAGCTATGTATTAGCTGACGATTGGTCTATCAGTACAGCAATAGACGAATCTTTTACTAACCTATCTTCTGAATGTCTAATTAATTCTGACTTTAGTGAACTTTGTAATGTTTACGATTTAAGTTTTGATGTAGAAGACGAAGAAGAACATTACCTACAAGGCTCAGGCGTTTCTGAAGCTATGCTGTTAGGGTATGATAATGAGGAGGAATTTTATGGTTTCAACGTTGAAGAAACTTATACAGGAACATCTACTGTTTCTACGGATGCTGATATTAGGGTTGGTGGTGGTAACGAGTATGATGGGGCTATTAGCATTAGTCATTTTGAATTTGATATAGGGGCTATAGAAGACAATGAAAACAATCTCGATAATTTTGATATATCTACTGATAGGAATTTTAGTTTGGGCGGTGACGAAGAAACCTTAATGCTTATAGATTTTGAGTTAGGCTCTCCAGAAGATTTATTAACCTTACCTAACTTAGACGATTTAATAACCATAAGAATGACTGAAGAAGAGTTTGTAGAACTTGCCCAACACTTTGATGAGCACTTTGACCATGAAGACGAAATGGATAGAGAAGCTTGGGATGAGCAGTTTGAAGACTTTGAAACAGAAGAAGAAGAAGAGTTTACCGAAACCCAGGAAGCCTATGAAGAGCGTGAAGAAAGAGAAGAGGAAATAGAAGAGCTAGAAGAAGAGTTTGAGGAAAGAGAAGAAGAAAGAGAAGAGCTGCAAGAAGAAGAAGAGCTTAATGAAGAAGCCGAAGAAACCCCTGAACGTTCTGAAAGAAGAGCTAGACGTAGGAATGTAGTGACTTCAATAAACTTTACAGACACTGTAACTAACAGCACTATTAGCAATAGTGTAGCAAATACAAGCACCTCTAGTACGTCTAACTCCAGTAATGCTACTACTTCTGCTGTTTCAAGTGGCTCAGGAGCTGTTTCTGTGTCCAATTCTCCTAGTATTTCTGCTCAAATCTCTTCTGCACGAGTACAGACCAACACTATTTTACAGTCTATAGAAATACTTCCAATGCCTACAATGGACAATACGCCTTCTATGGTTATGGCTGAAGTACAAGTAACTACTATGGATAACCAAATTGAAAGTGTAACAAGCACCATGGTCACATCTTCCGAGGCTGAAGAAATAGCCGAAGAGATAGTAGCTAACAACATAAGAGTACAACAAGAAACATCACAAACGCAACAAGAGGAGTCTGGACAATATGATTCTCAAGGTCAATCAACTTTAATTGCCTACATGAACTACGTACCCAACTTCTCTGACTATACCACTGCTAACATAACAGATCAAACAAACTGGTACGCACCAACTGCTATATACACAAGTGCAACTCTAGGAGATAATGCAGGGTATGGTAACATGGTATCTGACAGTTTAGATACTTTGTACAGTATTATGGGTCAACAGCCTGTAGGGATTTTTATAGATAGGAGATAATATGAGTGAGCCAGAGATAAAGATAGTAGAAGTGCAAAAAAAGTCTTGGTATAATGATGCTGAGGGTTTTGACAAGTGGAGAGTATTTCCACGCCTTCTTATAAGTTTGTACGGATTAATGTTTTACAAATCAGCTATGTGGTTTATGACATTGCCAGACCCCACTAGTGCTCAGTCTGCTTTTGTATCTGTTATTGTAGGTGCAGGGGCTGCTTGGTTTGGGCTGTATGTAGGCAATAAAAAGTAATGTATTTAAGGCTAAGAAAATTTATAGTAAAGACAGACAGGTTTGTAGGATGGCTTACTTGTTTTTTTATAATAGCAGGTGTCATAAGGCACTGGTAATTTAAGGAGAAAGATATGAAAAATTTACTACCTAAACTTCAACAGTATATAACTATCATTGGTGTTATCACAGCTATCGGTGGAGGGTTCTACACGTGGGGGCAGTTTAACTTACGTCTTGACCAAATAGAAGCTAAGACTAAGAAAAGTGTTAATCTTAACCCAGTAAAAGAATCTGTAGCTACTTTAACTACAAGAGTGGACAATCTAGAGAACAGAATGGACAGGACTGAGAACAGAGTAGACAAAGTAGGCAATAATGATAACCCTTTAGCTAACTAATTTACAAAATAAATAGTATCCATTTATACTATTGATTGGACAAATATAGGATTGGGGTGTATAATAAGACTATATTCACCCTTTCCATGTTCAGGAGTTAGTAATGGAAAATATTGTGCACTTAGCATCATATGCAGTAATAATTATTTGTTTAATACAGGTTCTGTAAAAAAAGCCTCTCAGAATCCTTTCTAAGCCCCTTTTTATACTTACCAAATAGATAACATACCAAAACAACAGGATTTGTTGTGTAAGCGTCTGTGGGCGTTACAGAGCATTACCTAAGAAAGCTAGGTATTTTGTCCTGTAAAACTTGCATTTCACGTTTTAATTCATGTAGGAGGTTGGTTAAGGTAAGTGTACCCTCGTAACTATCATTCCAGTCATCCATAGCATCTCTAAACAGCTTAGGATCAAGAGTTTCGTTCTCTAGATACACTTTACCATCCTGACTTAGCTCTACAGTCAGGCGAGCAAGTATTGCTCTATTTTTTGGTGGGTTCTGCAACGGCTTGATCCAATACTTTGTTGGTTGTTGGGTCAACTAATACGTGTTGCATAGCTCTTACGCCATTGAGCATCTCACTGACTTCTCCATAAGGTAGTTTTGCTAATTTTTGTAGTATAGTATTAGCAAGCTCATCTCGCATAAGATAAAACCTTATAGGTTTAAAAGCTTCGTTTTGGTCTGGAGTAGCAGGATCGTCTGCTTTAAACTTACCATCTTTTTTATGGGCTCTTTCTTTCTTTACTTCATCCTTGGTCATTGCTGACTCCTTCTTTGTTGTGAATAAATAATGCTATTATTGCATAGTGTATTATCTTTAGCAAGTCTTTCTTATGGTCTTCGTGACTTCCTTTCTTTCCATACCTCTGTGCATACTTAAGCACATTACCAATACAAAAACCTTTACCATGCCCTGCGTCTATAATAAACTCTGTGGCTTGATATTTGTCTTTTGAGTAGTGTTGAGTGTAGGTTTTACATATGTGAGCAAGCACTTGTTCTATTATTTTATCTTCTTGGTATTTAAATTTAATAGATTTAGCAAAAGATTTTAACGTTTGCATACCTGCTTTACTTT